GGTGACATAGCTATAAGACAATCGGCATCACCTTCAAATTGGGCGATATGGATGTATGCGGGGGGTGATAGCCTTTTAACTACTAATTGGCTACAAATTGCATAAACATCATTATCTTAAAAGGAAAAAACATGAAAATCAAAGAAGCAGGACGATTACGGACGGCGGACACATAACCGTCGTATCAACAGGGGTACGCTGGAAGGTGATTTCTTATAGGAATAATGCAATCTAAAATAAAAAAGGTAATAATATGATACATGTAAGTGATAAACAAATGCGGGAGATTATACAAGATCACCCTGCTTCTAATTTCATTGTATTCACCCATGTGGATGCTAGATCCCCTTGGCATCCCGATTACTTGATCCGAAAAGCTTTGAGTATTCGATATATGCACCGAGGGGTTACTCTTCACACTGCATTCTCTCATTGTGGATCGGTGTGGTATGATAAATATGATGAGGAGATAAATTACTGGCATCTCACTTTCCCCACTTTTATCAAAGAGCCCTTTAAATTTCGAAGCTATAATGTGTTTTACAAGGTGGATGATCCCAGTACTGTATATGGGGCAAGAGACCATTGTGTTCGTCTCAAACAAAAGAAGAAAGGATATGGGGTAGCTAGATTAGTGTTCTATTTGTTCACCTTCTGGCATACCTGGTTCAAGAACCCAATCGAGGTGGGCCAGGTCTGTATGGAGCCTGTTATTGATGGCTACCCAAGGTATATAAAACAGGGCAAAGGTAATGCAGATCCCCAATCGGTATCCCTTGAATTGGATAAGGCTGGCTTAATTAAATATGTTGTTGATCGAACCTAATTCAATGGAATGTAATCAATTGATCATTTCAACGAAGTGTAACATTGATTAAATTGATATATCCATAAAACCAAATAAAATAAAAAAGAGGATATTATGGCAACCAAAGCCGAACAAAAAAACTTAACTGTTAAAATGGACGTTTATACTCGTATCATGTTGGGTTCAATCTTTCCTGAAAGATGCTCCATTGAAGAGTACCTAGCTTTTGACGATATTAAAAAGAAGATTAATATCGAAGCTGAGGAAGCTAAAGAGATAAACCTCCAGATCCTTCCTGATGGTAAAACCACAACTTGGAATAGAAAAGGGAACGAGAAAAAAGATTTTCTCCTTAAAGATTCGGAAGTTAAGACAATCCTTAATGCATGTGAGCTAGCTTCAAGAAATAAAAACTTTCCGAATAACCCCCAGTTTTTTGAGTTTTATAAGCAATTGAAAGCTTTCCAAGACTCAAAGGATAAATCTTAATCTTATATTGATATGGCTTACCTAATTTGGCTCTTTCAATCTATACCTACATATAAAGGTACACCGGAAACACTTTTCATCAATGTGGTTATTTTTCTTTTCCTGGTAATGGTCATAGCTTTTTTTGGCTGGATTATTCGAGAGATATCAAGCCTTCAAAGAAGCATTGAAGAAAACCAGCAAAGGATCTTAATCAAATTAGGGGCGAATGAGACTAAGTCAAATGAGAAGGTAGATCAAATACAAAAACAGATGGTAGAGTATGAGAAATTCAATGAATCTATCTCTTTAAAGCTAAGCCACATATCAGAGCAAATACCCGATTACGGTATTGTATTTCCGGAAGTTTACAGAAGTTGATGAGAAAATCCATGCGCATGACCATAAGTTCAAAAGATATGATTATGACCTTGATCGATTAGAGAAAGAGGTTAAAAGAGTAAAAAACCAAGAGTAAAAAACCTATGTCTGGTAAAGGAGAAAAACCAAAATATAAAAAAGTATCTCCTTACGAAGTCTACTTACTCAATGATGAAGGGGAACCTTCAAAAAGAATTTGTGGAGTTCAAAGGAACAATCGCCCTAAAGGGTATCTTTGCCATAAAGATGCTGGGGCGGGTACTTCCCATACCGGCACCGGCCCTTGTAGTGCCCATGATCGTCAAATAACTAATCCGAACAACACCGGGCTTTGGCATCGATTGAATCGAGAGCACAATCTTCCCTCTACTTTGATGGAGTTTATTGAGAATGCTAGTGACCTAGAGGATCGGGTCCTTACTTCTATCGATGATGATATCAAATTCTTGTATGGTCTACAAGCATATTTCATTGAGAAAAAAGGGTTGGGTAAAGATGGTAAGGAGTCCGAGCTTTCTTCGGATAATATTGAATTGATCCTTAAAATATCCAAAGAGATCATTGCTGCTAAAGAGAAAAGGGTCAAAATCAAAAAAGAGGTGGTATTGGATGCTACCACAGTCCGGGCATTTATTGATCAGATATTTAAGATCATTGTTGCAAACACCAATCAAGCTCACTCCCGCAGGATATTAACTGAGATCATGGATGGGGTTATTGTTCCTTTCAAGGACTCTGGTCGTATTTCGGGGGAACTTGACTTCACAAACGGAACAAAGAAAATAGCCAATCAAGTCGGAGCTGCCATTAATCCTGAGGATGATGACTCTGAGTTTTGGGAAAATTTAAACGAAATAGAGTCCGAGGAATAAAATATGGCTAGAAAACGCAAACATGAATTAGAGGATATGTGGGCATCCTGGCCTGATAGGGGTAACTCTCATAAAGATTTGATAGCTGACTATGGGGAGAAATGGATTGAAGATTACCAACAACAAAGCTCGGGGACTCTGTACGATTGGAATAAAGCCACTATCCAGGAATTTAAAGGGGTTGATGTTGAAACTTTATTGACGGACCCCTATTTCTTGAATTTGAAAGACACCGTATTTCCAGGGGTATGGGAAGACATTATTGACCTTTGGGAAGAAAGAAAGAAACGAGAAGTAAACTTAGCTTTATTCCTAGAAGGGATTGGATCAGGGAAGTCAATGAAAGCTTCCATAATCGCTTGGTTGCTATCTTATGAGCTTTGTATGCATGAGAACCCCCAGAAGCATTATGGGCTAGCAGACAACTCTATTATTGCTATTATGCTTCTCTCTCGGACCGAGACCCAGACCCGTCGAGTTATTTTTACATATGTCTGGGATCGGTTTCAATCTCAATTCAATAAGGATTATTTCCCGGTCAACCCTAAGTTTTCCCGAGAGCTAAGGATTGAGAGAAATAGGACTTGTATTTATGCTGGCACAAGCTCAGCTTTATCTGCTTTGGGGTACAATGCCTATTCGGGGGTCGTAGATGAAGCTAACTTTCTTGAAGTAATTGAGGATTCTAAGAAAGGGGCTGGGGATATTTATGATGCAGCTGAAGAAATTGAAAATGCTATTATGAACCGGATGACTTCTCGTTTTATGCGGGATGGTGTTATTCCAGGCATGCTTTGTATGATCTCTTCCCCCCTTTATCCGGACTCTTTTATGGAGAGAAAAATTCAACAAATAGAGGAAATGGGTTTGGAAGAGTTAAAAGCTTTTTATCGTGTCCGTCCTACCTGGGAAGCTAAAGGGGAAAAATTCTTCCCCGAGTTTTTTAAAGACAACGAGTATATCGAGGTGGATCTTGATACTCTTGAAATCATTAAAGAAAACGTTCGGAGGAAAGGATGAAAACAAGAAACTTTTGTGTATTAGATATTGAGACAAACGGCTTCAAACCTCATAGAGATAATATCTGGCAAATAGCCGGCTTGAAAATTGTTGATATGAAGATCGATAGTATCTTTGATAGTTTAGTCAAGCCAAGGGGCATGAGTCAAGCCAGGGACTTTTGTGCCTTCTCAAAACGTCCTTTAGAAGATTTTCAAGATGCAGCCCCCATTGATATAGTAGCCGATAAGGCCTATGATTTTTTTAAAGGGGATTTGATCTATGCATATCACTCACCCTTTGATGTATCAATGCTGGTTAAAGCTGACCGTCGTTTTGAACGTCTTCATTACCGAGATTATTATCAAGTCCTTAAAAATCGCCGACCCGGTCTTCAAAGCTATAAGTTAAAAGATGTGTCCAAGTTGTTTAAACTAGAAAATAAGAAGGATGGTTTTAATGCTATCCAAGATTGCTATGTCCTATATAACTTAATCTGTAAGGTGGGGTTATGAGCTTAATTGATAAAAGTAGGGCTATACCTGAGAAGCCTATTGTCAAGTTATATAACTTGACTATTGACAAGTCAATATCTTGCCCTAATTTCAATCCAAGGGCTAAGACGGATAAGATACAGATCATCTGCATCCATCATTCAGGTTCTACCAATCCAGGGGGTGACCTCAATTACCTCTCTATGACCCATAACCCTGATGGTAGCAGGATATATGCTGGATATCATTATTATATTGATACTGATGGCAAGATATATCAATTGATGGATGAGGATAAAAGGGCTTGGCATGCTGGGGCTAGCTCCTTATATGGTTTGGTTGATGCAGGGGGACAAAGTATCAATGGTATCTCTTTGGGTATTTGTATGACAGGCAATGGTAAAATCCCTTTCTCTAATAAGCAGTATATCTCATTGATTGAATTAACCCATGCGTTAAAGATAAAATATGATATTGAACCTACACATATTGTAGGCCATTTACATGTATCTCCGGGGCGGAAAATAGATCCCACCCCCTTTCATTGGGATAGATTATTCCGAGGCATATACCATCAATAATGGAAAAACCCAAAACCATAAGGATCCCCCTCTCTTTAAAAACTCGGTTTCTATCTGATCCCGAGAATTTTATCCGTGATATTGCTGCGGTAAGTACTGAGAGTGTAAACCCTTTTATTCGTAGAGCGGGAAAGATCTCAGAATGGGAAGAAAGGTCTAAGGCTATCCCAAATCCTTTTGATGAAGATGCCCTGGTATTTGATGAAGATTATATTTGTGATGATAGCTTTGCTCGATATATGCATATTGACTTGGGGGTAACTAAAGATGCCGTGGGGATCAGTATGGGGCATATCCCCTTCTTTATTGATAGGGAGAATTGGATAACTGGCCCCGATGGTTTAGAGCGTCAAATTGATAGAGTCCCTTTTGTAAGGTTGGATTTTGTTGGAAGATTGAAGGCTGCTAAGGGGGAAGAGATCATCCTCTCCGAGGTCCGTCAGATCATCTATGAATTAACGAACTTGGGTTTTTATATTGATCTGATCACTTATGATGGCTTTCAATCGGTTGAATCTATTCAGACCCTGAGAAATCAAGGCTATAGAGCAGCACGGTTATCCATTGATCGCACTTCCACTAAAGTGCTTTCAGTCAAGCAAAAGGATGATCGCTTGGGCAAAAGCAATCATGGGATCCGAAGAGAGTCTACGGATGGTAATGTTTTAGCTGCTTGGGAGTCATTAAAAGAAGTGATATATGAGGATCGCATTGAATCCCCTTATCATCCCTATATTTTTGCAGAGGCTCGAGGTCTTCAAGAAGACCGTAAAAAACTCAAGGTAGATCACCGACCCAAAGGAACTTCGGATGTTATTCAATCAGTCTCAGGGGTAGTCTTCAATGCAGTCACTAATGAGACTGAAGGCCCCCAACATGATATCCAAGCTTACATGAAAAAGATGGGAGACTCCTTTTATGGGAATCTCCAAGCATCATCCCCCAGCCCTAAGCTCTCAGATTCCCAGGATTGGCAGGATGACTTTGACCCCACTGACAGAGATTATTTATATTGACATATAACATNGATTTCAGACTATGAAAAAAATCGCAGAAAAAATCCGCAAGAAACTTGGCTATTTAACTATATCCGAGTTCAACAATGCAATAGACTCAGCGGTGTCTAAGGCTGTCTCAGAATCTCGAAGGTGGCAAGACAATGATACTTACCGCCATAGTAATCCCGGCCTTCCAGGGGTTCAAGAGTCTCATGATGATCGCTTCAATCTTTATAAGGATCACTATCAAGAGGACTACAAAAATAAGGGCAATGGGAAAGACTCGGAAAAGGATTTTAGTGTAATTGAAAGNTTTACNGGAGGTTGGCATCCTCATCTTGATCGTGCTTATGATCAAAGCGTTCAACAACTCCACCGCATGCAGGAGGTTACCCTTTCTAAATATTTCTCGGACCCCCATTGTCGCTCAATCATTGATAATTGGGTGAACTATACCATTGGGGGAAGCATCAAATTTAACATTGATGACGAGAAGGTAGAAGAGGTTATTAAGGAGTTTAGACGAAGGAATAATATGACCTTCCGAGAAAAAGAGATTTTACGGATGGGCTATACTGAAGGGGAGGTATTCCTTGTTTACTATATCAATACAATAACCGGTGATGTTAAGATCCGTCGGATCCGCCCTCAGGAGATTGTAGATATTGAGACTCACCCCGAAGATGTTGAGAATTACTTTGCCTATCATTGGTATTATCAAGATTCTCGGACCGGTACTTCTCAAACCTATGGTATCAATAAATGGGTAAGGGATATCAATTATGATAATTTCCTAGATGAGCATAAAAATAAGGGGCATTATCTCAAGAAAAGATCTAAGCACCACGCGGCTACTTCAAATAATGTACAGATCCAATTCATTAAACTGGGTATTGACAATGAAGTCCGGGGCAGGGTCCCCCTTCAGCCGGTGCTTCGCCACCTCAAATATTATGAGGATTGGCTGATTGATCGGATCATTTTGAACCATGAGCGTTCAAAGGTAGTCTGGATTAAGTCTATCAAAGGCCGAAACACCGAAGATTGGAGAAACAAGGGATCTGCTCAACGAGCTCCCAAAGGTGGGGTCATGCTTGTTGAATCTGACAATGAGACTTATCGAATTGAGTCAGCCGAGATCAAAGCTGATGAGGCTAAGGAAGACGGTATGGCAATCCTTCACACCATTGGGGCAGGGGCCTCCCTTCCTTTACATATCTTGAATCAGCGGGCGGATATGCAGAATTACTCTAGTATCCGTAAAGCAGATACCCCTTTTAGCCAATTTATCCGAGATCGTCAAGCTTTTTGGGCAGGGGCATTTAGCACTATGTATAGGGAAGTCATTGAGCAGAAAGTTAAAGCAGGGGAACTCCCAGAGTATACTAAGGTCTATGATTACTCTCAAGAAAGCCTTCAAAAAGTCTTTACCCTTATCAATGAGGCTTATGTTGAGGGGACTCCTTTAGAGGAAGTTGAAAAGGAAGTCAATAAGATAATGGGGGATAAACCCAAGAAAAAACGGATTAGAACAATTGATATTCCACTTGGAATAGAATTTCCTGAAATCCTGAGGGAGGATCTAAAAGCCCAAGCAGAAGTCCTTAACATTCATAAGAACTTGGGTATTGTAAGTTTGGCTACCTTAGCTGCTAAAGCCGGTTATAATTGGAAACAAGAGCTCCACAATTTGCTTGTTGAAAAAGAGACCCTTAGAGCCAATGGTTTTGATGAGCAAGAGGAAAAAGATCAAGACCCAGATAATCAAAAGCCGGATGATAAGGATGACGATGAATCCGAGCCCAGTG